GACGCCATTTACGCCGGGTCGTGGCGCTGACAAGTTTACTCGTATGCACGCCTGCGCCCCTGTGTTTGAGAGTGGCATGGTTTGGGCTCCAGACACGCAGTTTGCTGACGAAGTTATGGAAGAATGTGCTTCTTTTCCCAATGGCGAACATGATGACTTGGCGGATTCGATGACACAGGCTATACTGCGTTTTAGGCAGGGGGGTTTTATTACCACCTCAAGTGACTATGATGAAGATGATCTAACCGCGTACCGTCAGCGCAGAGAGTACTATTAGGAGTTGCAAATGGATAATGTTGACAAAGAAGCTATCATGTTGGCGCTTTTAGAGGCGATGGAAGATGGCGGAACTAACCCTATGGATGATGCGGCAGGCGCTGTTGAGCGTGGAAACCGTGCGAAGGCCCGTGAAACGGGAATGACCATGCGCCCTAAGATGCGTCCTAAGAAGATGATGGGCGGCGGTAAGGTTAAGGGTTATAAGGGCGGCGGCTGTGTAATGCCCGGTCGCGGTGGTTCATACGGAGGGCAAAGCTAATGGCTAATTATGCCGATAAGAGAAAAAAGAAGCTCAAGACTTCAAAGGCCAGTTCTGGGGCTCAACTTTTTATGTCCGATGAGGCAAAAGAACAGATGCGTGTTAATCGCGCCTTTGAGGGTACAGATGCTGAAAAGCTAATTAACAAGTCTGTCACTAATAGGATGTTAGAAGGAAAAATGACTCCTAAAGAGAGTGGTAATTTAAAAGCAGAAACTTTTATAGACATGCTTGATCGAGCTTACGATCTTGATAAGCCAAGAGTTTCTAAAAAGAAGTATGGTGGCAAGGTCGCTAAAATGAAAGCTGGTGGCATGGTTGAGGGTTATGAGTACGGCGGAGAAGTCGGCGGCAGTTGCCGTGGCGGCGGTGCTGCTGTAGGCGGAACTAAATTCTCTGGAGTTAAATAATGGCTAAGATCGTTATCAACATTGATATGGAAGAGCTTAAAAGTGGCGTCAATCAAATGTTTGATGACGATCAGGTCGAAGAATTTTCTTGTCCTTTAGTTACTGAGGACGAGGAAGAAAACTCTGAAAACAAGCAATATGCTATTGATGAGTTTGCATATGGCCCTTCTTCTAAGAACTGGGAAAAGAAGCCTGAAAAGTGTGGTATTTGCAAGTATTATGACATTCGATCTGAAATGATGGGGTGCATTGAGGATGGCATGGGAGATGCCGACGATTTGGGTTATTGTTCTAGGCTAGATTTTGTTTGCGGTTATGAAATGGTTTGTAATGCTTATGCGTCTGGCGGTCCTGTAACCGATTACGAAAGCGAAGATAAATCACCGATTGATGGCGGATCTAAGGATATCTTCTAATGAGGTTGGAGCGGGATATTTTAAAGAGGCTACCTCCCGACTCTTTAATGAGCATGTTCTCAGTGGATTGCTCCAGACTGATTGAACTCTATTCTGCTCCAACACCTGAAAAGGAATAAAAATGGCTATTGAAAGAGATATGGGTGCTGGTGGCATAAATATGCTTCCAGACGTGTTGCCTGAAGAAGAGGTAATGGTTGAGGAATTGCCTCAAGACCCCGGCATTTTTGAGTTTGACGATGGCTCTGCGATTGTAGGAGAATACGAAGAATCCTTGGAGCCTATGAACATTGAGTTCAACAGCAACTTGGCTGAATACATTGATGACGCAGATCTTTCTAGTATTGCGTCTGATTTAACTGGTGATATTGATGATGACTTTGCGGCCCGTCAGGACTGGGAAGACACATACAAGCGCGGATTAGAGTATCTTGGAATGCAGTACGAAGATCGTACTGAGCCTTTTGAGGGGTCTTCTGGCGTTGTGCATCCTTTGCTTGCAGAGAGTGTAACTCAGTTTCAGGCACAAGCGTATCGTGAGATGTTGCCTGCGAGTGGTCCTATTCGCGCTGAAGTTGTTGGCGCTAATAACGAAGATGTTATTAAGCAGGCAGAGCGTGTCAAAGACTACATGAATTACATGGTTACTTACGAGATGGAAGAATACGATCCAGAGATGGATCAGATGCTTTTCTATCTTCCGGTAATTGGTTCTACTTTTAAGAAAATTTACTTTGATCCATTAAAGGGTCGTGCTGTTAGTAAGTTTGTACATGCTGAAGACTTAGTTGTTCCTTATGGAGCAACAGATTTGGCATCTACGCCTCGCATTACGCACGTTATCAAGATGGATTCGAATGAAGTTCGCAAACTTCAATTAGCTGGCTTTTACAGTGACATTGATTTGCCTTCTAGTTCCAACTCAGAAGATTCTTCTGAGGTTCAGCAAACCATTGACGATATTCAAGGCGTTCATCCTAGCAACTCGTCAACTGAGTTAACTTTGCATGAAGTACACACAGACTTGGACATAGATGGCTTTGCAGACATAGGCCCAGACGGTGAGGAAAGTGGTTTAAAGCTTCCTTACATCGTTACTATATTGGCCGATACTGGCGATGTTTTGTCCATTCGTCGCAACTACGATGAAATGGACCCGATGAAGCGCAGAAAGCCTTACTTCGTCCATTACAAGTTTTTGCCCGGTCTTGGCTTTTACGGGTTAGGTTTGACTCATATGATTGGTGGATTGGCTCAAGCCTCTACATCCATTCTGCGTCAACTTATTGATGCTGGTACGCTGTCTAACTTGCCTGCTGGCTTTAAGGCTCGTGGCGCTCGCATTCGTGACGAAGAAAATCCGATTCAACCGGGTGAGTTCCGAGACATCGACGTTGCTGGGACTGACATACGAACCTCTCTGATGCCTTTACCGTTTAAAGAGCCCTCTGGTACTCTTTACAACCTTTTAGGCACTCTCGTGGACGCAGGACGGCGCTTTGCTGCTATGGCGGACATGAAGATAGGTGAGATGGGCGGCGAAACGCCTGTTGGCACTACAATGGCTATTATGGAGCGTGGAACGAAGGTTATGTCCGCTATTCATAAGCGGATGCACTATTCTCAAAAGCTTGAGTTTAAACTTCTTGCAAAAGTTTTTTCTGAGACGATTCAGTCTTATCCATACATGCCTTCTAACGAGTATGGACCAGAGGTTTTTGCAACTGACTTTGACAATAGAATAGATGTTCTTCCTGTTAGTGACCCGAACATCTTCTCTATGGCGCAGCGTATTGCTTTGGCGCAAACGCAATTGCAGTTGGTGCAGTCAAACCCACAAATACACGGTGGTCCGCAAGGTTTGTATCAAGCGTACAGGAATATGTACGAAGCTCTTGGCGTTAATAACATCGACGGCATATTGCCTCCACCGCCTCAACCGCAGCCTTCGAACGCTGCAAAAGAAAATCAGATGGCGATGAACGGCGTACCTCCACAGGCTTTCCCTGATCAAGATCACAAAGCTCATATGGAAACTCACCTGTCTATTATGTCTACACCTACTGTGCAGATGAACCCACAGGTCATGAGCATTTTGCAGGGCCATATTCAAGAGCACATTGGGCTTCTTGCCGAACAGCAAGCGTCTCAAATGGTTATGGAGCAAGCTGGACCTGAAGTTCAACAGAATCCAGAAGCTATGCAGATGTTAAAACCAGCTATAGATCGTCAAGCGGCCATGCTTATTGCTGAACTCACTGAGCAATATGCGCAGACAGTTGAGCCTGTATCTGAAGGTACAGACCCGCTCGTGGATATTAGGAATCAAGAACTTCAATTGAAGGCTGCTGATTTGCAACGCAAGTCAGATGAGTTTCAAGCGAAGCAACAACTTAATCGTGAGCAAGAAGCAGCAGATATGCTGTTGGCTCAGGAGCGTCTGAATTTGCAAAGAGATGCACTAGAGGACAAAACTCGTGTTGCCGAGGATCGTGTGCAAACGCAACGCGATATTGCAGCACTTAATAACGACACAAAGCAAAGGGGGATGAACAATGTCCAGTAGTGTTCGTGAAAAAATGGCTCAGGTAAATAAAGAAAAAATTAAAGCTATGCGTGCCGCAGAAACAGTTACGGAAAAAGTGAGGGCTCGAAATGACAAGGGGAACTTCGTCCCAGACGATCCAAGCACGCCGGAAAATGAGGCTTGGGTCGAAAAACCTAAAGTCACAAAAAAACCTGCCGCAAAGAAAAAA